CGGATCGCAGGTCGCAGGTCGCCTATCTTTGAACCAAGTAAATCAACCGCAGATGCACCGTCAAACAAATATACACCGCCGGTCACCGGATCATGGGCCAAGAAAAAACTCACGCCTTTGCATCTGGAATGCGAGGAATGCCACGCTATCTGGGATTTTGACGGATTGACCCTGCCATTTTTAACTATTTTTAATTCCACCCATACCGGCACACCGTCCATGCACAAATATACGTCAGGCATGCCCTCGCCGGATCGGTTTTCAATTCGCTCAAAGTGCGTCCTTTTCGGCAGGTTCTGCTTCAATGATGTCCACAGTGATCGTTCTGTTCTTGGCATCTTCAACCCTCTTCATCTCCGGTTCGGGGAAAGCGTTTGGATATTGCTTTCGTATGGCAGCAAGTCTAGCAACGATGTCTTCTCTCGACATGCTGTCAAGTTGATGCACATGGTTTTGCTCTCGCCTGTCAATGGTCAGACCACCCAGACTAGAACGTATTTTTTCAGCGTTGATGGCGGCAGAAAAATGCCCAGCCTCTTCAGCAGCGTGGGACAATTCATCAAAGCGTTTAAGTTGGTTGACCAATGTCACTCCATACTTTCGCTCTCGTTCCTCGCGAAGTTCTTTGATAAGTTCTGGCACTTCTGGGAAAGATTTACCGTCAAGAAGTTTAGCCGCATGGTTTCTCGCGCTGTCGGCAGCATAGCCTGCCTTTCTTGCACATTCCGCATTGCTGTATCTACCATCAATATAATACTTGGCAAACTCTCTTTGTCGGTTGGTAAGACCAGCCGGTCTACCACCTTTGCCTATAGTGTTTTCTGTGGGTTCAGTCTTTTTCAATGTCAAAAACCTTCTCATGTGGGGCAATACGAGTTGAAAAGTGTTACAACGTTACAGAAGTGTTACAGCTACAGCCCTTACTGGATAACGTTTGTAACGTTTGTAACGTTTGTAACGCCTTTTTCAAAAAAAATAAAAAATTTTTCTTCAACCCAAAAAAAACCTTATATAGATGCATTTTATGCTTTGACTACATGGGATAATCTGATAGAGTCTATCCCAGATAACAGGCATATTATAAGTGACCGTGGATCGTGGTGCAAGGGGGAAGAACATGAAAGCAGGGATTTACAAGGTTGGACTAAGGAAGCCGATATTAGGTGCGAGGGTTTTGCACATTACAATTAACAATCGGGCATGGCAGAAAGAAGCGTTAGCCAAGCCCATCAAAGTAGGGAGTAAGAAGAGTGGATAAGTTTATTGAGTTGGAATTAACGCTAATATGGTTTTGTTGGATTAGGGGGCAGTAGAATGAAAACCTATCTTGTGGAAATAAATGCGGTGGTCTGGAAACAGATCGAGGTTCGCGCTGAGTCGGTCGAGGCCGCAGACACACTGGCTCACGAACTTTTTGATCTGGCTGCGGACGGTTGTCCAGAGCGGTATGACCAACAGACTAGCCAGATTTGGTTAGATGGTAAGGAGGTAATGTAAATGGCATTTTTATATAAAGGTACAGACAATTGGTCTGGGATTAAGTGGTGTGTTCGGACAGTGTACTGGCACGACAGCTATGGTCTCAACGACATGCTGACATATGGCGGTGATTACAATCCATATGAAAGCCCCGACAATCCATTGGTCGAGTTCTACGACATGGATTCACTGGTCGCTAACACAGAGACAGGCGATGAGGAGCATGACGCGAGGATCAAGGAGCGAGGTCAGTTTGTTAGTCGGTACTATTTGAATACACTGAATGGCACTGATCGGGGATCGCCTGCATCTGGGCCCACGTTTGAAGACAACTGGGCTAATGGTTTAAATCTGGATGGTGGCATGGAACGCTGGTCGATATCTGGTGAGTTTTACACCAAGGCTATGCAGGCAGTGAACGCTGACTTCAAAGAGTGGATGGAAGACCAGAACTGGGAGGAGGAATGAACGCAATAGGCGGAGTGGTGTTGGCGTGTATGGGTACGCTGACACCAGTGGAAATACATTTAGAAATTTGGTCAACGCATAAGTATTTTTCCGCCTGCCATGTGGCATCGACAGAGCGTGGTTTCGATCACCCTGATCAGCAGTGCTTTTGTGTTGACGTAAGAGATATTGTCAAAGGAGACAAGTGATGGAAAAAATTATTTTGGATGCATTGAAAGAACATGCACGAGGGAGCATCGCCCTGCATAGGGCTAACATCGAAGTATATCTAAACAACCCTGCTGGGATTGGTGAGCATTCCGATATTATGGAAGCCATCCAAGGCGAGTTGGATAAGATCGCTTTGCATAAAGATAGGCTGGAGATTTTAAAACTTACCAATGGGGTCGAGTAAGATGGCTGAGTGGATATCTGTTGAAGATCGTATGCCGGAGAAGGATAAGTCGGTCGAGTATAAAGCTACGGTGATGGAAGGTCATCCTTCCGAAACCGTCATCCAAGGTGTCGGGAAATTTGTCGGCTGTTATGTAGATAGCGAAGGCGAAGAGTGGGAAGATATGCATACGTTTGTTAATGACCACCACGGTGGATTTTTGACCGGCGATGTTCAGTTCTGGAGGGAGGTCGAAGATGAAATCGATTGAATTGACTCGTGTGTGTAGGACAACTGGTCTTGATGATGGAAAGATTTTCCTAACAGGCGATACGTTTTGTGTCAGTTCTGAAACTCGCAAGTGGGGGGCGTTAGAACGCGACATATGTATCGTGGACAATGGCACACATAACAATGGTGGTTATTGGGTGGCTGAGTCGTATGAAGATATTTGCGAACTGATATCGGGCGGAAGGGTTAGACGATGCGGATAAGGATCGGGGATCGTGTTTCAACGAAGTACGGCGAGGCATCCATCGTCACGATAGACGAGGTCAAGTTGGGGGAGAAGTATGGGCATGAGGTTTTTGAAGCAAACCTTGGTTCGGCGTCCTCCATCCTGCGAACGAGGTATGTGGTGGATCTGGACAATGGTCATTGGGTGTATGGCACAGATATAAGGGAGATAGCCTAGTGTGGAAGTATCTTATTGTTCTGTGCATGGCTAACGATTTTAATGGGGCACCAGTTAATAAATGTTTTAGCACTTTTTCTGTGGAGAGGTACACAACGAAGGAAGCGTGTGTAGCACAGGGAAAGTTGAAGGACATGGAAGTTTATTTGAGGATGAGGGAGCTCAACGAGGGGCTTCCTATTATAAAAGTAGTTTGTTCACAAGAGGAGGTAATAATACCAATGAGCAACAGAGTACCGACGTTTGAAGAGATAAGGGAAGCGTTGAAGCTGCCCGTGGAAATAACTGTCCGGCATGACGCTATGGGCAGGGTCATCAAGAAGAATAATTATTCTGATGTAAACAAAGTTAAGAAGACAAACCCGAAGGGAGCAAAGTAATGTCTAATGGTAAGAGAGTGACTAGGGATATGCGTATCAGACTTTTGGATGTGCATAATAAGTTGAAGGCTATGTGTAACATGATCGAAGAGACTGCGGACTGTAACTTGTCCGACGTTAGGAATCTGCGTGAAGCTGTCTGCACGTTGCATAGTGAGTTTGATTTTGCACCAGCTACCAAACAGTCGTATTACTGGGGTCAGTGGGTGTTGAAAGAGGACGTTAAGGAAGAAGAGGAGGTTGAAGGGAATGAGTAAGTGGACAAAAAAATCTAATGCACCTCATCCGGTTACACACATGTATCACGGCTGCGAAAAAGTGTGGCGTATAGGTGAGGGGTTTACCAAAGCAGAAGTTGAATTCAACAAATTTTCTAAAGTGCCAGTGATTGAGTTCAGTAAATTTTTTGACTCTATACCCAATCTGATACGAACACCAAACAACGTCAGCACTAGACTTCGTGCTGACTGTAATAAGATGTTTCACATATCGGGTGACGTTTACACTAAGGGCAAACGCAGTAATTACTCCACCACTGACACTTACAGCAAACACGTTTTAAACGTGGGCTTTCCTTCCTTCCGTTGGTCTGGTCGATGGAAAGTTTATGTTAGGCCGCTTGGTGCAAAAATATTGTTGAATTATTTAAATCACGTTGGGAAGCATTGGTATTTTCGGGTAGATGGAAGCATAGATTTGTCTGTCATTAGGGAACACGCCAAGGCTGTAGATCACTTAATGAAGGAGGCTGCGTAATGGGTAGAATGAAACAGATGGCTCTGGAGTTTGAGGAGCAGTTCATGGACAAAATGATTGAGGTCGCAGACCGGAGTGAAACTTATTTTAATTTCACTTCAGAGATGGAAGGTCACATGGACATGGTCAGTCATTTAAATCTATCTGACGTACATGACATGATGGCGGAGACATGGGGCGAAGTCCAAGAGACCGCAGGCAAGGAAGCCTACGGGGGCGTGGAGGTCTATGATGGTGATTGAGGTTGGTGACGGCACATGGCAAAAGCGATTGGACGCAGGCCAATGTCCGAAGTGCCGCCACAAACTTGAATTTTTTACCACAAAAAAACTAAGCTTACTGGTCTGCCCTTTATGTAAGCTAGAAATAATCCAAAGAGATCCGAAGGAGATCCCAATGTTAGAAACCAAATTAATGCCAAGCGAAGAAGATCTTTGCGCCACACCGGAAAAGATGTATTGGTCTGATGCGGTAAGTATAATAGAAGATGTGATCGAAGACTGGTTGCGCGATCCAGCGCCAGTGGATAAGGACACGGAAGCAGAGGTGCGGGAAGCATGGAAAAGAATTTTGCAGGGATAAACAGGATCATCCGCATACTTGACGAAGAGCTCACAGAGTTGCAGACTGCGGGTCTCTACCGTGAAGCAGAAAAAGCACGGAAGAGACTTGAAGTCTATCTCGACATGCGGGATAGAGCTTATCTCATAGCGGAAGGACTACCCGATGACGAAGAACGACAACGATAATGTTGTACATTTTCCTAGAAAGATGGAATTAAAAAAAGATCCAGTGCCCATCTTGTGTGAAATCGCAGGTACTATATTCAAGGATGTGGTCATACTTGGTACGGCAGAGGACGGGTCTATCAAAATGGTAACGACGCAAGAGGATGTTGCGGATATCTTATTTTATTTGGAAGCTGCAAAGTTTTCTATTATGGAAGGTGGGCTATCAGAGCCTGAATAACGGGGCAAAGCATGAAATTTAAGTACAAAACCAAACCGTATGAGCACCAGCGTATTGCGTTGGAGCGTTCATACGACAAAACCAATTACGGTTATTTTATGGAGATGGGTTGTGGCAAGTCCAAGGTTCTTATCGACAACATGGCGTGGCTATACGATCAGAAGAAGATCGATACAGCCGTCATCGTTGCACCCAAAGGTGTGTACCGCAACTGGCAGATATCTGAAATACCTGCTCATCTACGAGAGGACATTGAACACGAGGTTTATGTTTGGAATCCGAACCCAAACAAGGATCAACAAAAGCACCTCAAGGAAGGTATTGAGGAGCGTAAGAAGCTCCGCATCCTCCTTATCAATGTTGAAGGTTTCGCAACAACCAAAGTACGAAAGTACATGGAGATGTTCGTTCGCGGATCGTCGTTTTTACTTGCGGTTGATGAGTCAACGACTATTAAAAACCCGAAAGCCAAGAGGACTAAAGCTCTGGTTGCAATTGGTAAAAGTGCATCGTTTCGCCGTATACTCACAGGATCGCCCGTTACGAAATCGCCAATGGATCTTTACTCGCAATGCGGATTTATGGATACCAGACTTTTGGGGCATGACTCCTACTACTCGTTTCAAGGACGGTATGCCGTCACACGAACTCAACGGATGGGCAGTCACACTTTTCAACAAATTGTGGGATACAGAAATCTTGAGGAGTTGTCTACCAAACTGGATAGTTTCTCGTATCGCGTGACCAAAGAGGAAGCGCTGGATTTACCCGCCAAAATATACACAGTTCGCGAGGTAAACTTAAACGACGAGCAGCGGCAGTATTACATGTCCTTGAAGAAGGCAGCTATCGTACTTCTAAACGACGGTGAACTGGTGTCCGCTCCGGCAGTGATGACACAACTGCTGCGGCTGCAACAAGTGTTGTGTGGTCATTTGAAAACAGACGATGGCGACTTGGTAGAATTCAAAACTAATCGCATGGCTGCGCTGCTTGAGACCGTCGAGGAGATGTCAGGCAAAGTAATTATATGGTCGCGGTTTAGGTACGACATTAAAAAGATCACCGAAGAGTTGAAGAAGGTGTACGGTTGCGACAGTACGGTAAATTATTTTGGAGACACGAGCGACGCTGACCGGCAAGCGGCGATCCGCAGGTTTCAGTTTGAGGATGCTAGGTTTTTTGTAGCCAACCCTCAAACCGCAGGTTTTGGTCTTACGTTAACCGCTGCGACTAACGTAATTTATTATGCCAATGATTTTAATTTAGAGACTAGGATTCAGTCTGAGGATCGGTGCCACAGAATTGGTCAGCATCATCCCGTGACTTACGTTGATCTTGTGACCCGGGGTTCGATTGATGAATACATTGTCCGTTCTCTTCGGGCGAAGATTGATCTTTCAGCGAAGACTCTTGGGGAAGAAGTTCGTCAATGGTTAGAGGTTGCACCCCGTTAAAATGTCTGTTAGCAGCATTTTTGCGTGATAGTTTTGGGTCAACATTACGGGAGAAATGATGAGGATAGCGGTGGACTTCATAGGTGTCGAGGCAAACGTAAATCAGTTGAACGCCAAGCTGTCGTTGAAGGTCTGTTCTTAGTCGAGAAATTATTGTTCCGTCACTGCGGCGGGACACGGTCTTTACATCAAAACGATGTTCGACTCCCTCTTGGTCTAATGCTATCAAATCGATTGGTCCTTGTTCAATGTACGGAGCATATACATAACAACCCTTCATAATTAAATAGTCAGCAGCAAGGAGCTCAGATCGTTTACCCATTGCTATTTTATAATCAGGGCCATCACTTATTTTTTTATTTTTTCGCATTATTTAGTTGACCTCAAAAGTATTTATAGGATAAGTTGGGGCAACATAACATCTAACACCGTGGAGGTAAAGCGTTGGATACAACAAAATGGAAATCAATTGCTGTTTCGATAGATGTGTACGGGGCTTTGCGTGAAATGGCAGATGTCAATGATCGCAGTGTTTCAAAACAAGTGGCACACTTGGTACGCATGGCATCGATAGATGCTTCTAACTCTGAAGCAAGGATTGCAGAAGCTGTTAGTAAGAGAGCTTAAAAAACAATTTGACTACGCTGTATCTGTTGTTGTAGGTACAGTGCCTCATACCCGAAGGGGTTAAACTTTAACGAAGGAGACAGAAAGATGAGCGATATATTCTCGCTAATGGACGAGGAGGTCGATGCCGGTAAGTTCGACAAAGTAAGCGGTGAGAAGGGCAGCGCATTGTCTACCCTAATCCGTGAGTCTATCAAGATCGACGAAGAGATTGCACAAGCAGAGCAGTATCTGAAGGATCTAAAATTCAAGAAAAGAAAAGTTAACGAAGAAGACATACCATCTCTTATGCAGGAGATGGGCATGGATAGCATTACCGTTGATGGTAACAAGGTAGCACTTCGTCAATTTGTGCATGCTAGGATCACTGATGAAAAGAGGGACGAAGCTTTTTCTTGGCTACGTTCTATCGGTGAAGGCGACATCATAAAGAATGATGTAACAGTTTCGTTCAACGTCGGTCAGGATAATATGGCCGGTGCGGTGATCGATGACCTTCGCAATCGGGGGTTTGAACCAGCGCAAAAAACTCACGTTCATCCGCAAACCTTAAAGGCTTGGGTGAAGGGGCGTATTGAATCTGGTAAAGACATCGACTTTGATACATTCGGTATCTATGTCGGCACTGAAGCTAAAATTAAGAGGAACTAAAATGGCTGATACACAAGTAGCAGAAGCAAAGTCCACAGCAGTGGCAAACATAATGGATGATCTGTTCGAGAGCGCAGGTCAAGGCATGGATCAAATTGGTGTAGAGGATATGCAGATCCCATTTCTACGGATCTTACAACCTTTGTCGCCCCAACTTTTAAAGACAGACGCAAAGTACATTAAGGGTGCGTCGGCAGGGGATATCTTTAACACTGTGACTGGTCAGGTTTGGGAAGCAGATGCTGGTCTTACCGTTCTAGTGTGTGCCTACACCACAAAGTTTTTGGAGTTTCAACTTCGCGAAGCAGGTGGTGGTTTCATGGGTGAGTTAGAAGCTGGTCATCCTGATATAAGAAAGACTGAACGTGTGGGTGCGAATGAAATGCTGCCTTCCGGCAACGAGCTCGTTCGCGTGGCACAGTTCCTAGTGCTTGGGGTAGACAAAGATGGTGCTACCACACAGATGATCTGTGACATGAAGAAGACACAGATGAAGGTTGCCAAGCAGTGGAACACAAAGATGGCTGGGCTAAAGATAATGCACCCAGAGAAGGGATTGTTTAATCCACCTATGTGGGCAGTTCCGTGGAAGTTAACTACTGTGCAGGAAAGTAACGACAAGGGATCGTGGTTCAACTTCGCGGTATCCAAGATGGAGTTAAATGACGTTCCTGTAGCAGCGCAGAAGGAGGCTCAAGAAATGTACGAGTCCTTCAAGGCTGGTGATATTAAGACGGGTACTGGAGAGAAACAAGCAGAAGAAGGAGCCGACGTACCGTTTTAAACCTCTTGGGGTGGTGTTTCCTCCCTTACGCCACCCCAAACCAACTGAGGACAAACCATGACCTATTTACAAAGGTTCATGGCTGCGTTTGAAGGATTCAGCGCAGCGCATGGACAGACACAAATATCGAACGAGAGAAGGGCTGGCAAACAAAAAGCTAAGTCATTCATTGTTCGCAAACCACTAACGGAAGAGCTAATTCAGGAGCATCTAAAAGGCACCAATGGTGTTGGCTCTATACCGATTAACGAAGAAAATAACTGCAAGTTCGGTGCGTTGGATATCGATCAATACCCGCTGGACGTTGTTGCGCTGGACAAAAAGTTGCGCGATTTAAAAATACCTTCAGTGGTATGTCGTTCAAAGTCTGGTGGGGCGCATATATTTTTCTTCTTCAAAGAGTACATCAATGCAGGAGAGTTCCGTGACAAAGCTTCAGAAATATCATCGTATCTTGGGTATGGTGGTTGCGAGGTATTCCCAAAGCAAGAACAAGTTCTTGTCGAGCGTGGCGATGTGGGGAACTTTATTAACCTGCCGTACTTTGATGCGGAACAAACTCTCCGCTACGCGATTAGGGAAGACGGAGAGCCAGCGTCGTTAAAAGAATTCCTTGACCTTGTTGACGCGAGGGCTGTATCACCAGATGGATTTGTTGGTTTGACATTTGGTAAACAGGTTGACGAGTTCAAGGATTGGGCCCCCTGTCTGGGCTGTATGTTCGGACAGGGGATTCCCGAAGGCACACGCAACACAGTGATGTTTGCAGCAGCCGTGGGCTGTAAGAAAGAGCAGCCCGAAAACTGGAAAGCCAGACTAGAAGAAATTAACAACAAGCACTGCACTCCTTCCTTGCCAGCGTCGGAGATCGTTACGATCCAGAACCAGCACGAGAAGAAAGAGTACGGATTCCCGTGTGATCAGGAACCACTTAAAAGTTTTTGCAACAAGACACTTTGCAAGACAAGAAAGTTTGGTATCGGCAGTCATGCGGCGAACATGGATGTGTCGGGGTTATGTGTAGTTAAGTCGGAACCACCTGTTTGGTTTTGTGATGTAGCTGGACATCGTGTTGAGCTAACAACTGATGACTTACAGACACCACAAAGATTTCAAAAAGCTTGCATGGAACAGATCCGTAAGATGCCACCGCTGATGAAGATGGATGTGTGGCAGCAAATTGTTTCCGTAATGATGGAAGACATGAGCGAGATTGAGGTCCCCGAAGAACTTACATACAAGGGTCAGTTCATGGATCTTCTTGAAGGATTTTGCGATGGCAGGGTGCAGGCTCAGTCAGCCGAAGAGATCACACTTGGTAAACCGTTTACCGACGATGAGGACAACATGACATACTTCAAGATAGAAGCGTTGATGAAGTACCTGCGTAACAACAAGTTTGAGACATACAGTCGTGGACAGATACAAGAGCGTTTGAAGGAGCTTAACTCTGGTGGCGCGGCTAACGGTCTTAAAAGATTTAAGACTACAAAAGGGGATAGTAAGCCTCTTCGTGTGTGGTGGGTTCCTGCGTTTAACAGAGAGGTCCTTGTTCCGGCGGTCAGGGTCCAAGGTGACGAGGTGCCGTTCTAATGGAAACAACTATCTTCGGACCCCCGGGAACGGGCAAGACAACACAGTTAATTAACATTGTACAAAAAGAGTTGGACAGTGGCACTAGACCAGAGTCCATAGCGTTTGTTTCATTCAGCCGTAAAGCTGCGGAAGAAGCGCGGACAAGGGCAGCAGAAAAGTTGGGCATGGATGTTGGACAAATGGTTTGGTTTAGGACCTTACATTCGTTCGCGTATCATTGTCTTGGATTAACTAAGGAACGTGTGCTGCGTGGTTCTGACTACTCAAAAATAGCAGACCTTATAGGGTTAGAGTTTTCTTCAAACGCCTCTCTGACGATGCAGGACGGTGTGTTGTTTACCGCAGGAAAAAGCGGTGATGCTTACCTATCAATGATACAGATGGCTAGGGTTACTGGTAGGACGTTGGAAGAGCAGTTCCAAATAACCAACGACAGGAGACTGCATTTTCAGCAGCTAAAGGTGGTGGATCAGGTTATCAAGGACTACAAGAAAGAAACAAATAAGGTAGATTTTGTGGACATGATTGAGGACTTTATAGTTCAAGGACATAGTCCTGATCTTGATGTGCTTATTGTAGACGAAGCGCAAGACCTTGTCCCGCTACAGTGGGAGATGGTTCACGATATAATTAAACCCAAGGCAAAGCGCATATATTTTGCTGGCGATGACGATCAATGCATCTACTCTTGGATGGGTGTAAACGTAGGAGATTTTTTGAGGGCATCCGAAAATAAGATTGTATTAGACAAGTCGTATAGACTCCCCAAGTCTGTGTATAATGTCGCGGATTCTCTTGTAAAACAGCTTCGTACAAGACAGCAAAAAGTTTGGAAACCTAAAGATGAAACTGGCACTGTAGTCTGGCATCGTGATATCCTTGATGTGGACTTAACAGCCGGAGAGTGGCTAATTTTAGCCCGTACCAATTTCATTGCTAACAAGATCGCAACCACAATTAAAGAGCAAGGATACCTGTTTTGGCGTGAAGGTTCCGGCTGGTCCATTTCCCCTAATGTTCTAACCGGAATCGAGGTATGGCTAAAACTATGCAAGGATCAAGCACTGTCTGCACAGGAATTGAAGAAGCTATCCACATTAATAGTCCCAGACGCTACCGTCAGAGGTGGCAGGAAGAAACTCGCAAGTTTAGACACCGAACAAACTTACACGCTAACAGATATTCAAGACCTGTTGTCCCCGTCTGTGACCAAGGAGACACCGTGGTACGAAGTTCTGAAGGTCAGCGAGAAGGAACGAATATACATTACATCAGTACGTCGTATGGGCGAGTCTATTTTGACTGGGACCCCGAGGATCAAGATATCGACGATTCACAAAGCAAAAGGTGGCGAGGCGGATAACGTAGCTCTACTGCTAGACTCCTCAAGGGCATGTGTTGAAAGCAGGGATCAAGACTCCGAAATACGGACGTTTTATGTGGGGCTAACTCGTGCTAAAAAGTCATTACATATTATTGAGTCACAATCACACTATGGATTTGCACTATGAAAACACGCGAAGATTTTTTGAACAAGGCAGAAGAGCTAATCAATGGTCCGAGGGCCAAGGAGTATGGACCAGCTAAGTTCAACCACGAGCGGATAGCAACCATATGGAGTGTTGTACTGGGTAGGTGCATAACACCAGAGCAGGTAGTCGCTTGTATGATTGGACTAAAGTTGGCACGGTTGGCTGAAGACTCAACAAAGGATGACTCATGGGTAGATATCATAGGTTATGCTGCACTTGGAGGGGAAATTGTAAATGACTGCGATGATAGCTGATGGATTTGACAATGCTATAATTGGTATAGCTGAAAGATGCGGAGACGATAATGTCTTGGCATACGATGCTGCTAAATGTATTGAGATCCTTGTGGAAGAACACGACATGACTCACGAGGATGCGGTAGAATATTTTTCGTTTAACGTATCCGGTGCTTATGTAGGTAAAGGGACTCCTATATTCGTGTGGACACAACACCCCATAGATGCTTTGGAGCGGATAAATGAAGACTGATTTATTTGATGAAGAAGAAGAGTGGGCACCTCCGTCGTCACTGCCTGATCTTACAAACTGTGAGCGAATAGCGATTGACTTGGAAACCAGAGATCCAAATCTGACTACGCTGGGACCGGGATGGTGTAGGAATGATGGATACGTCATTGGCTTTGCTGTAGCGGCAGGGGACTTCGTTGGTTACTTTCCTATACGCCACGAGGCTGGTGGAAATATGCCAGAAAAAACTGTTATCAACTGGTTAAAGAAACAGCTTGAAACACCGCATATAGAGAAGGTTATGCACAATGCAATGTATGATCTGGGCTGGTTGAGGTGGGCCGGTATTGAAGTGCAAGGTAAAATCATTGACACAATGATTGCAGCGCCACTATTGAATGAGAACCGCAGGTTTTATAACTTGAACTCGTTAGCTGGTGAGTATCTTGGAGAGTGGAAGAACGAAAAGATGCTTCGTTCCGCCGCCGAAATGCACGGTGTTAACCCGAAGTCTGGTATGTGGCAGTTGCATGCTAACTTCGTTGGAAGATATGCCGAGCAAGACGCTGCGGTAACCTTACGCCTGTGGGACAGGCTTCGCACAGACATTGTGCATGAAAAAGTTTCAAGCATATTTGAGTTAGAGTCCAGTCTCCTGCCGTGCCTGCTAGACATGAAGACCAAAGGCGTTAGGGTAGACATAGACAAAGCGGAATTAGTCCAGACATATCTAAAGCAACGCGAGAATAATTTACTTAAAGAGATAAAGGAAGAGACCGGGGTCGCTGTTTCTCCTTGGGAAGCTGCATCTATAGCAAAGGCGTTCGATGCCCTTGGGCTTAAATACCATAGGACAGAAAATTCTAACGCTCCTTCCTTTACAAAACAGTTTCTTGTGAACCACACGCACCCAATTGCACAGAAGATTGTGAAATTGCGTGAATTTAACAAGGCAAATACTACTTTTATTGAAACAATCCTTGAACATTCGTGTAATGGTCGCATTCATTGTGACTTTAATCCTCTTCGTTCGGATGAGGGCGGCACGGTTACGGGTAGGTTTTCTTCTAGTAACCCGAACCTACAGCAAATCCCGGCTAGGGATCCAGAGATTAAGTCTTTGATCCGTGGGTTGTTTCTACCAGAGGAAGGAACAAAGTGGGGTAGCTTCGACTATGCTTCTCAAGAACCTCGTTGGTTGGCGCATTATTGTGCTCAGTTGTCCGGGGTCCATCGTCACCCCCAGATCGATAATGTAATTCAAATGTACCAGAAGGGCAACGCCGACTTCCATCAGATGGTTGCGGATTTAGCAAGTATTACTCGCAAAGAAGCAAAGACCGTAAACCTTGGTATAATGTACGGCATGGGGCGTAAGAAGCTTGCTGGTGTTATGGGTATCGACGAGGAGCAGGCCAAAGCTTTGTTGGCTCAATACCACGAGAACGTACCGTTTGTTAAAGGTATAGCAGACTTAGCCGCTGAAACAGCGTCTACCTCTGGCTCCATAAGAACATGGCTAGGGCGTAAGTGTAGGTTTGACATGTGGGAGCCTATATCTTTTGGGTATAGCAAAGCTTTAAAAATAGAAGAGGCTCTAAAAGAATATGGCGGCAAGGGCAGGATACGACGAGCTTTTACATACAAGGCGTTGAATAAATTAATTCAGGGTTCGAGCGCGGACCAGACCAAGAAAGCAATGGTTGACTGTTACAAGGAAGGTTTGATACCTATGTTAACAGTGCATGATGAATTATGCTTCAGCATAAAGTCCAAAGATCAAGCAAACAGAATTGTAGACATTATGGAAAACTGCATACCAAAGTTAAACGTGCCGTTTGAGGTTGACATGGCTTTGGTAAACAACTGGGGCGAGGTGGAATGAGGTAAAATGTTTGAGGCAATGATATTAGTGTGTCTAATTACCAATACATCGGATTGTAAAGTATTCGAGGACACGCGAGGACCGTATGAAACTATAGGTCAATGCAACGACAGAGCGGCAGAAATGACGATTGAACTTATGTCTGACCCAGAATTTAAAGAGTTAGTTGTTTCCGGGGCTAGGTGCGATAGGATTTCTGGTCTGAAGACGTAGCTGAACATGTCTCACCCTGACAACAGTCGTCGATCACTGCTTTACAGTGAGCACACTGCCCATGACCATGCACTTGAATCACTTTTAGCGGTGCTTGACACCTCGGACAGCGATTTTGAGAGACTTGAGGGTGTATTGGTACGTTCATTAATCACGAGCTCCACGAGAATCGATGTTTTTATATAGTAAACACAGTGACTTAGCAATGTTACTAATTAGCCTCTGGTTCCTTAGTTTTATGCTGGGATTAGTTTTTGGTTAGTTTTACTCTACTATTTTTACAATATAGCTAGTGCCGTCTGCATTTTTTGATACCTCCACGGTTTTGTTTTCGCATGAGTACCTGACGGACTGACTCTTCTTGTACAAATTTCTTTCAATGGTGCGCTTGGCTTTAAGACATTTGGATATCTTTTCGTAAGCGGTGTGTTCAGCTACATCACCGCCCATATATAGTATAAGGGTTATGGTTTTAATGATTTCCATTACGCATCTTCTCTAGATTTTCTTCTAATGCGTTTAAACGCTTTTCGTAAAACTCTAGTGTTAGCTTCTGCTGCTGATCGTATGGGGCTTTGCCTTCATCTATCTGTGCAGACAAATCATCCAACTGATTCGACAGATGTTCTATCAGCATAAACTGTTCTGAATCGGCTGGCAGAGACCCCATCTCACCTCTGGGCCACTTTATCCTAAACTCTGTGTTTTGACCTAAGTCGGCCTCCATCATAGTAATGTTTGTTTCTATCTGGTTCAGTCGTTCTATGATACCAAAGTAAGCCCATGTCGCTACACTTGCCGCAGCCACCATGCTTATGATGTTGCGTAGGGGTAGAGCGACCTCTGTGTTTTCGTTTAGCTTCGTAGCCATTGTTACTAAGCTAGATCACGAATCCGCTTAACCAAACGCTTGGCCCGGTTCGGAACCTGATCATGCCACCTCGAATCGACCATCTCGTCTGCGGCCTTATTCCAGTCCCGGGCATCAACTCCAGCCTTCATACCTTTGAACTTGGATAGGCGAGGCCGACCCATGTTAAACATCATATTGCAAATAACTAATTGTGCCTCTTCGGGCAGATCATCGAAGTCAGGGTACAATACTTTGCACTCATCTATGGTTACGGCCACATCTAAATTAAATGCCTTACGCACTCGTTCTTCAGATACTTCTGTGCCAATAGGCTGACCGAACTCTGGGTCGGACTCGGTAATAAGGTGACCTATTCCGAAAGTTGGTAAATTAAGGTGATCCAAATACACGGAATATTTACAGCCCTCGTCGTCTGCAAGCTCTTGTCTTAATTGATCTTTGTTCATCCTACACCTCTTAATCTCTGTGCTAACACCTGATCCCTTGGATCGGGAAGCGTGATTGGGTTTACATTAGCCAATGTATTTGTTGCGGGAATCGCTAAAGGGGCTGGAGCGATTCCCGCTTGCGCTGCTACGGGAGGAGCCGTAGCTGCGGCAACTGGTTGTTCTGGTGCTTGCGCTGTGTCTAAGGTCCGTGGTTCGGGGACCGTGGCACTACTTAACTCGTCAACTATTTCTGGTCTTTCTATTTCTATAGGCTCACCAGTTAGTTTTCTACGAAGCAAGCTTTTTCGTATTGCATTTATCTCCCTTATCGGGAACTCTCCTCCAAGTTTTCTTTGCGTTTTTATAGCCGCGCTTTTTACCTGATCAGATACGTTTTGTGGACTAAATTCACCTTTCATTATTCTATTCGCGTTACCTACCTTGTATCTATTCAAGGCTCTACGAATATCTCTGTCTTCCATACCAAGTTGGCGCATATCTTTAACCAACCTAAACATATCATTTTGAAGAGTATACAACACCTCATTCGATTTTGCATATGCATCAATAATATTATTTGGGTCCATGCGAGATTCTATTTTAGCCGCACGATTAAATATTTGCGATGCTCCCCGGACAGCAGTTCCGTACTGAGCAGCACCATACTTGACCACTTTTTCTGCGTCTATCTTTTGCTCTCTAATACCTGTGATGAAGGCAGCGATCTCTTCCTCGAACTGTCTTACGTTACCACGAGGATCTTTGCCATCAGGAGCAGTCAACGCAGTCATTAATCTACTTGGGTTGTACCCAACCTGTCCACCCAGTTCTGGTTTAGGTCCTATGCCGCCGACAACCTGTTCAACCGCACCCGGATTGAATGCGTCAAAAATGTGAGCAAAACTTTTAGCGACGATGGTCCCGCTATCGTCTACACCAAACTCTCCAGAGCCGTCGTTATATACTTTAGCTCCCGTTCTTGTTACCCCGCCCCGTATAGCTATGTCCGCTATACGCTCCGCTAGGATGGATTCTTCGGTAAGAAAAGGTTTTGTCATCTCGTCGATGATCCCAAGGCCAGCATCCAAAACCACCTTGTCTGCGTCCAATTTATCTATCTCACCCTTGTTGACCGCATTTAAAACTGCACGAGCAGGGCGCTGCCAGTAATCGTATGGGTTAAGGTAACTATAATCAACGTACCCTGTTACATAGTTTTTGTCGTCTTTGCCCTTCTTAACAGATGTCGGGATAAGAGTAGAGTTTCTGCTCCAAGGGGCAACTCTTCTTTGCAGAGCATCCATTTGTTCTTGAGTAACACCAGCAAGATACATACCAAGACCTTGCGCTGCTGGCGCGGCAACAGCAGTTGTCGCAGTGAACCCCATAAGTCTACGCATACCAATATCACGGACTTTAGAATTAGGTGATTGAAGTTCTTTTATGGCGTACCTTAGTGTGTTTGCGCTGGTACGAATAATTTCAGCAGGGAACGCTATAAAGTTACCAAGTGGTGCTTTTCGTAAAAGCTTAATTGCTTCCGGCACACGCTCGTAGTTAGGCACTACATTTTTAACAATGTCTGCTGCGTACTCATCAACGCTTCTAAAACCCATGTCTGTCGCATACCTTAGAGCATCTGTTTCAGAACCAAGAGCAGATATAAGTTTGTTACGTTCAAACTCAAAGTTATATATCTTCCATATATCATCACCGCCCTGATATGCGTCCCTTGCCCCTTTAGTTATTCTTTGTCCCGGCTTTATGACGGCTGAATCAAAGAACTGTCCAAGCTTACTCCTGCCAAGAGTTCTTCTTATGTACCCTTTTTCTCTGCCAACAGAAACACCGAGCTCATCAAGCTCTGCCTTTAAGCTGCCGCCAAAACCTTCTTCAAGAAGACGATCAATCTCTCGAACTTGCGCCTGTGTTCCAACAACTCCAAGCTCCTGTAGTTTCCTGAAGTAAACACCACGAGCCTGATCATTGGATATCCCCATAGCCTTGGCTAAACGTGGGATCTCACCCTTGTATATGTTGTCAACAACTAATCCTATGGACTCGCCTAAATTGGCTCCTCTTCCTATATTACCCTGCGCTGCTGCAAACAAGCTGGCAGTTGTTACGTTACGGACTTGAGTGATAGGAGACAGAACCGTCTTTGCAAATTGCACCAAACCTTTACCACGAAGAAAGTTTCCGTAGGTAAGTCTGGTTGCATTTGTAAGGGCGGTGCCCTGTGCCATTGTCAAATTAGTAAGATTATTGTAGATAGGTTTCTTTACATAAGATCCCTGCAAGGCTCCAAAAGCTACGTCTTGATCACCGCCCCCGGAATCAAGCTTTCTGTATTCATTCTTTTTTGCAAGACTTAAATTATCAAATGTTCCTTGACTTATAAATTCATCGCCCTGATCCAAAAAGTTATTGGCAAGATACTGATAGTATGAATCAACAGCCCGGAACTCTGCCAAGTCGTTAACGGTGCTAACAAAAGCTTCCATTGGATCTTTAACTTCGCCCAGCACCGCCCGAAGAGCAGGCTCGTTCAGCTTTTCTTTTGTAAGCAACGAGGTGCGAAGTCTGTCTTTAACTGCTCGGGTGACCGTGCCATCTTGCGCTATAGGCTTAGACGGCTTTTCATACCGCTTAACAAAAGCATCCATCATTTCTCTTGCGGCTGTGTCACTCATTCGACGGTTGACACCAACACCAACAGTAAAGTTTTCTGGAACAGGGCCCACTAACTTTGTGTATAAGTCCTCTGCAATGTCTGGACTTTCCTTATAGAATTGAACTGCGTTTTCGTAAGCCGTGGTAAATGCTTCGTTGTCACTGCGGAACCAGTTGGGATCTTCAAACGCTGCGAACTTACGGCGCATATAGTTCTGTAGGTTGTTTGTTACAATGTTTTCAACGTCAGGTATCATGCCGCCCTGCACAAAGTCAGAACGTGATATCGACCTTGAAAGCAAATCAATTTGCGAACGCATTTTTATTGCGTCAGATTTCATAAAGTCAGGTAAGAATTTTGCTAGATCTGTTGCGCTGTTCGCATCAAAGTTCTGTCCTAACCTTCTGGCCTCGGCTTCTGCCGCTTCAACAAAGCCTTTGTCCTTTGTTAAAAATCCGTACAAAAGGTTCATAGCTTCGACTTGAGTATTAGAGTCGCCATCAATCATAATGTTGCGGAACGAGGCGTTGTTTGTGCCAAATATTTTATCTAAGTTTTTTTGTAAGTTAGCTACAATTATACCTGTCTTATTTAATTGTGACTCTACCTTACCAACCAGACCTGCTTTTTCTTCAAACGCTTGCTGCGGCAGCATGCCACGAGAACGAAACAAACCTAGTAGCTGGTCAGCCACAGGGTACTTATCTATAATTTTTTGAGTCGAGTCAGCTATTGTTTCGCCAGTTCGCGCTGCTAACGTAGAGAACCCTGTAACATCAGAGACTGCTCTAGTCCCTTTAACCGCACCTTGACCAGCAATTCCTAAAGCTTTAAACACTGGTCCGGCAGCCGCCGTTGCGCCAGCAGCTTCCAATCCTATCTTGAACTTGTTACCAATTCTTCGCGCTGCTTCTTCTCTACCAGTCTCCCCGACATTTTCGGAGCTCATCGTGGGACCACCCTCGAAGAAGTCACCGATAGTTGTTGTGCCGTCACTCGCTACAAGAGCATCCGTCACACCTGCACCGACAACTTGGGAAGCTGTCTTGGAAGCTTTGCTGAAGTTTCGTAGCTTTGCAGCCTTACCTATAAGTCCAGCGGCCCCGAGACCCGGGACCACGAACTGTACAAGTGCCTCAGTTATTTCACCGGCTGCACCAGTTGGATCAATACCAAGATCATCTTTTAATTTGTTTTTAGCTTCGGATATGCGGACGGCGTAGTCACTGCCAGTAGCAAGATCTGGAATAAGAGCGGCGGACTCAAGAAGACCAGAGCCTGCCTCTATTACGCCGCCAACAATACCTTCACCTATTTCCTGTAGTGTTCCTTCGCTTTCGTCTTCAACACCAGCTTCAGGCGTAGGTCTAGTGTCACCAAACTGTGCTCGTATCTTAGCACGAATCTGATCCATAGAGGTTCCCTCTGGAGCGGTGACTTTGAATGATCGTCCGTCGGGGAGTGTTACCTTGTAATCAGGCATTTTGCCCCCTAGTTCATTGGTTCTATTTTAATTCCGTCGCCGCTGCTGCCGCTGTCACTCTGCTCACCGTCAGGAACTTCTATTCTATCTAACGATGCTGGAGGAGCGTTTCTAGCTATACCCATAAACACTTCAACTTCTCTTTTACCTTCTGGTGTGTTTATATCTACACCCAGCCCGTCAGCAATAGCTGCTTCAGTAAAATTCTCACCTATGTATTTTAAACCACCTGCGGTGTTTAGCTGCCGCAGAAAATATCCTTTAATATTTTTAAAGTCTCTTTGAATTGCTTCTAGGATTATGGAACTAGCTGTTTGGCTCTTGGAACCTTTTATTTGTTTGAGTGCGTCGAGGACAGGTATGCCGTTTTCTTCTGCCACGACTCTAGCTGTTTGTAAATCATCTGGACCAAGACTTGCTTCGTATTGTTTAGTCAACATTTCTAGTTCTGCTTCGTCTAGCTTTGCACCACGGGCAATAGCTGCATCGTAATCTGCTTTAGCCATTTCAGCGGCAGCTAGATTAACGGCACGTTCTGCTTCTTTCTCTTTAGCTTTTAGCTCACCAAATGTACCAAGAGTTTCTTTAGCTCCAGTTGCTACGTTTGTAAGAAAATCACCTGACTGTCCTGCTGCAATGTTAAGACCTAAAGTCATAAGCATGAAGTCCTTGGAGGTTCTGATGTCATCTACATCCGACACACCAGCTTCTTTCAAAAACTCTTTGGCCTCCTTCAACCTGTCTTTCTTTGTCTTCGGAGTCTCAGTCCCTCGTAATTCGGACAATCTATCTGTGAAGTTTTTAAGAGCCGTGTCAGACTTACTCTTAGTTGATTTTTTAGGTTTAGGAGCCGTGTCAGACTCACTCTTAGGTAATGGCTGTGTAGCTGTCTCCGATGGCTTGCGCTTTGGCTTAGACATTTTAGGTTTTACTACAGGGTTCTCGACAGTGCTATCTGTTGCGCTATTATCCAAGCGCGGCACCGGCATTGTAGGAACATCTATTGTACCAGTATTTGGAGCGACAGTGCCTGCGTCTGGCTGTTGATCAAAGCCCATGAAATTAGCAGGAGTAACAGACGGTTGAATTTGATTTTGAACTACTGCGTTGATTAACTCAGGGCTGGATGCCAGAACTCCGAGCGGGGCACGAGCGTCCGCCGCGTTCATACCTCTATTGCGAAAAACATTGCGCTGCAATACAGGACTATTCTGGTACTCTTTTAATCTATTTCCTATGCTAGTTATAGCCATTACTAACTCCCAAACTGACCATAAGCGCCAAGACCTGCAATACCCAGACCCATAAGCTGTGACCCAATACTAGGAGAGGGCGCTGTTTGTGTTGTAGTTTGTTGCGCGGATGGAACACCACGGAATAAGTCTGACAAGAAACCAAGTTTTTGGAAGGGTTCTGATGCTTTTTGTAGCGCATTTCTTCTAGCAAGATCCAGTCCCTGCTGACCCATCTGCTGCGTTAGCCCACCAATTCCAAGCAAAGTATTTATATCCTGCACACCCATCTGCTGCGCCTGACCACCAAGCTGCCCAAACATACCGGCCTGCTGCGCCTGTAGCTGTGCTGCATTTTGTGCCGCCTGCTGCGCCTGTGCGTAGCCCTGCTGCCTAAGATTAGCCGCTGCACGAGATTGTTCTTGTATATTAGCTTCGCCAAGTGCTGCTTGACCGACAGCAAAACGTGATCCACCAAAAGCCCCTGCTTGCGCTGCTTGAGCACTAAGTTGATTTTGCTGCTGCTGTCCAGCCCTTTGAATGTCAGCCATTGTTTGATCAACAACAGCCTGCTCATAAGGGTTCATAAACTGTTGTGCTGCTCCCGGCTGTGCAAAAGCCCCTGCCTGCGTCATCGCTCCTTGTGCTTGTTGCAAGAAAGGCAGATAGGCTCCCAACCCGCCTCCACCGGGGGCAACCATTTGTTGTGCTTGTTTTTGCTCCGCAGATAAACCAAACTGCTTTTCTGGAGCAAACGGCATTTTTGTGCTACCAAGAGCGGTAGCATCATCAAAAATTTTCTTTAAAAAATTTTCCTGAAACGGGGCTAACCGTTGGGTAACTTCTTGTGTTTGTGTTGCCATTACGCTGTAGCCTCCAACTCAGACATCATGTCGTATAATCTAGCGGCACCCATATCTCTGTCTCCGCCACCTGCCCCACGAACAGCTTTCGCCGTCAAAACAAATTCTCCATCTGACAATCTAGCAGGCACGGAATCAGATGTACCAGTGCCGGGACCGCTAACTTCACCCGTTATCGGGGTATCATACCCCATTTCATCGTGTGCGTACATAGCTCCGCCATGCGCTGCATTGACAGGCTCTGGAACCTCATACTCAAAGTCATCATCGTACAACTTATCTACTTCTTTGTTGTACTCTGCCATTTCTATCGGGTTAGTAATATCATACTCTTTGTCTGTTAACGGGCCGTATACTTTTTCAACTAGAGTTCCACCCACCGGGTCAGGTTGAGGTGTTCCTTCTTCAGGTTTGTCAAGTGCTTGTAGCGCAGCCCCTCCTAAACTAGCTGCAAGGGAAGCATCCCTCATTGTGAAATTATCGAAAAAGCTCCCTAACCCGCTACTAGCTTTACCCGCACCGGCAGAGCCAGCGTCCATCGGTGTCTGCATATTCATTAAAGAAGGGTTAGTAATACCCGCTCCCGCTGCTTTTTCTATACCATACAGCTTGCTCTGTAAAAAACTAGGAGGTGACCCTGCACCACCGCCCATTTGCAGCTTGCTTGTGACAGCGGGGGACAAGAAGGAGGTTACACCATATGAAAGAGCGGCATTGGTCAGGGCATCGTTGACTGACCTACCCCCAGCTAGGCTACCCACACCCGAACCAAGGGCTGAACCCATTGCACCAGACATACCTAAAGCCGGAGCAAAGTAAAAACCAGCAGCCGCACCAATCAACGGCAGCACTTCTTTAGCACTGCCTAGTCCTAATGCTTTTCCAAGATCACCAAATATTGCCATTATGCTACCTTCACAGTACCGGAATCATTATACAGCGTCCCCGTCTCAAGTCCAGTGGCGCTTGTGGGCAAGTCTGTTATTGTTATGGTCGATGCCCGTAGGTCACCCGGGTTACGCTCCTGCTCAATGAATATCTCCAGTGCACGAATAAGATCGGACATATAGCTTACAGTATACTCTTGTGGAGCTTCCGGCAGTCTGGGTGGTGGGACCTGATTGCTAGACACTAGCGCCTCCCATCCTGACGTAAGTCAACTCTAGGACTACCAAGTCGCCACTTAGCACCAAGTGCAGTTGACTCGACTCTCAATGCAAAAGATCGACCACGAGCACGGACAAACAACTGTTTTGTATACTCTTCCACAGGATTAGTTTGTGTTCTTGTTGTCGTGGATGATGCTGTGTTTCCAAAATCTTCGCCGGGGAAGTCTCTTGATTTGATAGTGAACGTGGCTTGCGGGGTAGATATAGCAGTGGAACCAGAGAAACTTAGGTCAGGTATAACCCTTCTAACATAAGTAAAGTGATCTCCATCTCCTATATCCATTACGGCTGACTCTATAAATGATGTCATTGCGTTGCCATCATCATCATGTCCGAACTCTTGATTGTATACATACCCATCCTCTGTAGCCAAGGGAAAGGGCCGAGTACCACGATCCAACCACGCACTTCTTGCTAACGTACCAAAATACCATAGCTTTTCTAGGTAGTTGTACACCACATAGCGGTCATTCTCTGTTGATCCAGATGCCGGGTAAAACCAGAACACCTCACTGAACTCAGAGTTTACCCCACCATAGATCTTGTCACTCTGTTCCAGATTGATATCATTAAATACTTTGTCTTTGACAGTGCATGGTAGCTGGGCTGTCTGACCAGCGTAGACATAAAAGTTATCATCACCCATCCAGAACACAAAATCTTCCGTGGCAACAGCGGCATTTGGTCCGGCGATAGTTATGTTGGATGCAAGCTGCTGTAAACCAAAGGTAAAGGGAGGTCCGATAAATCTCATGGATGTCAACGCAGTGTCAGTCCACACCAGAATTTCACGTTTGGTTTCAATAGCTTTTACAAAAGTAGAACCAGAACCAAGACGTAAGTCCCCGGCAGTGTTGGTTGTTACAGGATACCAGTCAATTGGGTTTTCCTGACTAGAGAAGCGTATCAACAATGGATCTTGGACCCCGTCTCCTTGTGCGTCTGTCGCGCCACCAAGACCATCAGCCCCAAAAGCAAGAACGTGACGATCTCTGTCCGACACCATAATCTGCTTACAAATGGTGGGTACGCTTCTTTTTGTGCCTGTTCGGGTAGACAGTTCTACTGCTCTGGCTCCTGTGCCAGTGGACTTGTCCCAGTAAAATACACCAGAGTCGCGGGGGTTTATGAGGAGATCCTCCCCGAAATTATCATGCGACCACAGACGTATCTGTGTGGTGGTTGATAGACCGCCAGAAGCTGCAACACCCCACCCGGAGAAATCATCCGCTGGATCAGCGTTACCTTTGGCTAAAAGCACTAAACTTCCATCCACATGAGTAGCCGCAGTTGTGCCAGAGTGTCCACGAGTACAGCCCGTCAGATCATTGCTTGAGATACCACCTACAAGAATCAACTCATTGTCGATCATTATAATATCAGTAGCTACAATGCCTGTAGTGCTGGTCACAGTGATTGTAGTATCACTCGCCGAAAGAGTGCCGCCCTCGTTGACTGTTGTCTGTAACGGCGCTGAAGTTCTACCACCATACAGACCTGCGCCCCAACCTGTACCACCAACTGTAGTATTAAGACCTACGTTGATCTGATAGTTGCCTACCGTATTACTGCCGCCGTTACCTGTATCAGAACCATTGGATGTTACCGCAACTCCAAGAAGATCTTTAGCTGTAATTTCGTAAGAACTGCCGGAAAGAATCTGATTAATACTGTATTCTTGGTTTAACACGGTGGCAGTTATGTTTCCGCCAAGACTTGCGGCGCTGGAGAAAGTAACAAAGTCTCCGGCTACTGCACCGTGGTTAACGTGAGTTACTGTAATCGTACTAGAAAACGGGGCCGATGTTGTTGCGGCAAAGGTAATAACGCCTGCACTTGTAGGAGAGCCAGTACGAATTGGAGTTATATCATTAAAGCTACCACCCTCTTCTATGTAGTATTTTAAGTTCGTGCCCAGTCCAAGAAAGTTAGATCCATCAAGGGAGATCCAGTTATGTAAAGCACGGCAGGTGCCTAGAAAAGTTGAGCTACTGTACTTTGCCCAGCCACCTATTTTCTCTGGATAACCCAGACGAAAGCGTACTTTGTCACCATCTCTCCATCCACCTTCGTTGGAATACGCTGTGAGATCCTGTACAAGCCCGGGTCTGAATTGTAGTTTTGTTAGCGGCATTATGTTTTTCTCC